ACAATGTGTTTGTCAGGCAAAACTTCTGCCGACTTCACAGGGTCAGGATCTGTCACAAAGATATTCATAATGTATTTTATTCTTCTACATTATATTCTATCTGTAATATTTTACTTTGTCTACCAGTGTATGTACACTTTGTTAAGTGGCACATAGTACCACCTAGTTCTTCGACAAGAACTTCAATCTGTTGTATGATTTGTTCTTGTAATTCTTCTTCACTCATTTTTTTAATTCCTCCTGTTCTTTCATGTATTCTTCTCTACCATCTTTAGTAAATACTTTCTTTTCATAATCAAAGTGAGGGTGAGGTTGAGCATTTTCAAAAGGATTTTTTGATGCATTTTTTAATACAATAAATTTATCTTTTGCAAAAGTCCCTGCAATTTGGACTTCGATATCATCACCATCTTTCCAGTTTATTTCACCTTTCAGATTAGTGTGAAGCATTGCTTCTTGTATTTTATCAATAAGTTCTTGTGTGAGTTTCATTACCTATAAAGAGGTGGTAGTTTATTACTAATATTAGTATTAAAAAAGGGCATTGTCAACCTTTCTTTTGTCCCATAAGTTTGAACTGCATGTAAAGTATCACTATTAAATAAAACTAACCTGTTATAGATATTTTTTATTTTTATAGTCTCTTCAAATTGATTATGATATGAATCATAAAATTGATTAAATATATCATCATCAACAGTGTCACCCAAAAAATGTTTATTTTTTATTTGTTCCTCTTGCGAAGTCATTGAAAAATAACCACTTTTAGATTTGTATATAGTTACACCTGTATCATTATCAGGTTCTCTTGTTAAAAAGATTACACCACCAAAATTAGTTTTATCTTTATGAACCCATCCACAATTTTTTTTATCATATTGATTTTCAGAAAATGACATAACTCTCTGAAACGAAATTTGATATGTCCAACTTTCACAAATAGGATAAAATATATGTGATATTTTTCTACATACGCTATCAAATAATCTCCAATTAATCAAATGCAAATTATCTGATCTTACACCTGGCCAAGTACCATCAGTTGACGATAAGTAGTTTAAATTTTTAGATAAATTAACAACACTATCAGGGTCTTCAAAAAAATTATCAACAATTGAGATTGGATACATTAATCGTCAGGTTGTATTCCGTATGGTGTTAAATCGTATTTTACTTTAGCAATACCTTCTTCTCTCTTCCTAATAGGTTGTCCTATCTTTGCTAAAATATCAGCAGGTATTTTTTTCTTTGTAATATCATAGGGTATGGGTGCATTAGACACACATACCCTTACACATTCCCACTCTTCTTCTGTAAGATTATACATTAACCAAATGTTGAGTCTGGTTCTAATGCTATGAAATACTTAAGATTATATTGTTTATTTGTAAACTCAGAGAGTAACTTAGAAGATATTACAACATCATATGCACCAGGTATAATTTTAATATTTTCTACCTTAAAATTAAAATCAAATGTTTGATCTGTTTCTCCAACATAAACTGCATATTCATTAGATGTATCATTCTTCTTGTCACGAACAACCATATGAATATCGCCATTCTTACCAATAACAGATAAGTCTGGTAACTGATAAACTGCTGCTGCTTTTACAAGTTTTTCTAGTGAAGTGCTCTCTAATTGAAAACAAACTTCTTTAGTTGGTAGATTAATTTCTTTTTCTGGTGGAGCGATGATTACCTGTGGATCTGCATAGAAATACTTAACTCTTCTTTTACCTTCTTCAATAGTAATATACGCATCTTCTGTAAAATCAAGATTAGGGTCTTGATGTAAACTTAATCCATTAAGAAACTGATTGAGGTCATATATTGCAACGTCTCTTGGAAAGTCTTCTGGTATATCTGCCTCTGCAAGAATATTTTTTGCAACAGATATGGTACGAAGTTGACTTCCTTCCTTTACAAGTATTGAGTTGTTGATTCCTGCGAAGTTCTTAAGAACTGTAAGTGTGCTGTCTGATAATTTCATGAATTCCATAATTAAGGCATGTTGTGGTCGATTTCGTCAATGTTTCCAGTTGACATAGATGGTTTACCGTAGTGCCCATCAAAATGTAATAATAGCATAGCATAATGTATGACTTTCATCAAGTCTTTTGTGTTCTTTCCGTCTTTGTTTCCATACCTACTTCCATATTTCAGTATGTTTGCCTGACAAAAACCTGATGCGAGTTCTTTAGCTGCCATCAAATCTAAAGTCTGAACATTACGGTATTCGTGTGACTTACCTGTGTAATGTCCTTGATATGTTCTTGATACATATTCTTCAATATCTTTTAGAATTTCTTCTTCATGATATTTAAAATAGTGTGCCATTGGTTTTTCTTCTGTTACGTGTAATGTAAATCCATCGTCATAGGTGGTGTAATTGATACCGTCACCCCATACTGCATCATAAATTTCTTCTGAGGTGAAATGATGTGAATATTGGTCATCTATGTCTGCCATATAGTCAGCAGAAGCACCATTAGTTAGATCAATTTCATAATCTAAACCATCATCTTCAAAAGCAGTATTACCTGCTCCAACACTAGTATCAATGATAGGATATTCTTCATCCATAGTTCCGTTCAATACCTCCCACGCTAAACTCCACGCATTAATCATAGCAAAATAAAAAGTCATTTACTAAACTTTCTGCTCTTTCTTGTCCAAACTTTCCTTTCAGATATCCTGATACAGGATCAAGTTTAGTCATATAAGCATCGAAGTCTTTATAAACACTAGTGTCTTCACCAGTGGGTTTCTCTAATTCTACCATCTCCTTGTATTTTGTCAAGTATTTGGTAAACATTTCGAGATGTTCATCTACCTCATCCATTGTACATTTAGCAATATAAACATTTTCAGAGAAGTGATTACCAGGTTCAAAAAAACGATAATCTCCTTTACTTTTTGGAAGTCCTTCAACTGAGAACAAATAATTCTCTACAGGATGTTGATAATCAAAAACGATAATAACTTTCTTTTGAAAGAAACCCATCAAGTCCATACCAAAACAGGGCAGGTTACTGCCCGTCTTTGGATATATGATATTGTTGTAAATACAACTCTTATCATCCCATATTTCAACTTCTCTTGCTTTGATAAAGTAAGGAGTTGTGTATGTCTTTGCTGTTAGGAAAGTTCCTTTACTCTCCCATTGTGCCCAAACGCTCCCTGCTCTATTGTGGAGAGGGAACGTTTCGTGTAGGACATCTTTATACTTTTTCCACAGGTTCATCTTTCTCTGGCATATCAAAGTCTGCATCTACTTTATCATATAATTCTATAAATGACTGCTTTGTTTCATCATCAAAACGATTTATGCAAACTTGAATTGCTTTCGCTTTGTTCTTGAAGATAGTGTAAGCACGAACGATGTGAACAAGTCTACGTGTGCTGATCAATTCTTCAATACCACCATCATAGAATGTCTTACGAATAATGTCTGCCCAATCTACAAGTTTTGTAAGGAACTCATCATCGTGACATCCAAAACTTGCAGAATGTAAGCGAAGAAGTTTGATTTCATTATTTACACTTGGATATGCTTGCTCAAAAGTAACAGGAAATCTCTCAAGGAATGCTTCATTCAATACATTTGTACCGATGAATCTACCATCATCAGAACCTTTACCCTTTGTGTTTGCAGTAGCAATCACATTAAATCCTTTTTTTGGTTCAACAAATCTACCAATCTTCTTAAGGAACAATCCTTTCCCTTCAAGAACTGGTTGTAGGCAAAGAATTTTGTTTGATGCTAAATCAATTTCATCAAGTAATAGTATTGCACCTCTCTCAAGTGCTTCAATTACAGGACCATTGTGCCATACTGTATTACCATCAATCAAACGGAAACCACCAATCAGATCATCTTCATCTGTCTCAATGGTAATGTTAACACGAATAAGTTCTCTACCTAACTGAGCACATGCTTGCTCAACACCAAATGTTTTACCATTACCAGATAACCCAGTGATGAATGTAGGATAAAACTGCTTAGATTGTATAATCTTTTTAACATCAGGAAAGTTTCCAAACTTCAAGAATGTTGCGTCAACTGCAGGAACTAAATTCTTTTCTGATGCAGGAATTACCGCAGGGGAGTTGAAAGACTTCTCGATACTCTCAACTGCTTCAACTGTAACTTCAAGGTTCCACTTGCCTTTAGAAACTTTGAATGGTTGTAGTTTCTTTGTGACAGTTTGATATGTGATATCATTCATTGCACAGAATGCTTTGATATCTGCTGTGGTGATCTCTGTACCGTATAGGTTCTTGAGTTTTTCGATTGCTTGCTCGGAAGTCATTTTTGTTTCAAAAGGCATAATAATAAAAGTGTTGTTTCTTAACTATAGTATTATTATAGTCAAAAAAAGGGGTTGATGAAACCCCTTGTGTGACACTTTATTAACTGGTCTACATTGTCTCCATATATTCAATATGTTCTTGTAGTTGTTTAATTAATTTATTTTTAGTAAGTCTTCTATCCAATTCAATACCTATGGTTCGACCAAATGATTCTAACTCAAGTTTTGACATTGATGAGAAATCAGGTTTAGGTGGATTTACAGGATCTTCAACAGACGCAGGTGCTGTATCTGGAACTGAGATTGTTGCTGTCACATTTTCATATGCAGAATGCACTTCTCCAGTTTGTAATAATTCAGTAAATCTAGTCATTTTTCTGTGGATGCTTCTGGTTCTTTAGCAGGTTCCTCTTTAGGTTCTGCATCAACCTTTGGTTCTTCTTTAGGTGCATACATTTTAGCATATGCATCATACATTGCTCTCGCTTCCTTTGGTGATATTCTAGGTGTCATAGTATTGATGTAATGTATCTCTATTTATCACGCTACCAATTCTATAAATTCACTTAATATTTTTTTATTCATCTTCTTTCCTTTTAGACTTTTTGCAAATGCTCTTTTTATTTCTGCCTTTGTTGCATCTTCTTTTACAACTAACTCTCCATCGTTGTTTAGAGCAGATGATGCCATACCAAAGTAAGTGTGATATCCAGATGTAGTGATTGCAAAAGATCTTTCTTTCTTCCAACGATGCATCATTTTGTTTGTTGCATCTGTTTCATATCCACAGTATCTACGAATGAATGAACCACCTTCCCGACTTGGAAGAACACGAATACCAATAAAATTAGTTTGCGGGAAGTTATCTCTTAGGTTATGAAGTAACATATCTGTACATTCATATCTACTAGAGTCTTTTGAAATATAAGTCTTACCTAGTTTACGGTCACGCAATACGCAGTTTTCTCCAAAGTAGTTTGAACCCATATATGGTTCATCTTCCCATTGTCTTTGAACCTCACGATGATATTTAAGTGGTTGACTTTCCCCATCTGTAAGAACTACACATTGTACTTTTTCTGCACCAGTTTTCTTTTGAAACTGAGGAAGTAATTGATGTAAAGAAACCATTGCTTCGTTTAAAGGTGTACCAGATAATCTATATCCATATGGTACATCTAAGTAAGGTGTACTTTGTGACCAATCAAATACACAGGCAGACCTCCAAATATTAATCATATGTGTATCTAAATCCTTTGACTTAGTTTGACTACTAAACATATTCAATAAAGCAAAATTATTACCAACTTCTGCCATCATATTTTTTGGTTCATAGAAAGTCTCTCTATTTGCGTACATCGCAGGTCTAGGATAATCATTTGTAAATGCATAGACATCATAAGGTATCTGAACTTTACGACAGAACCAAATTAAATTATAAAGTTGCTTCAATGTATCCATCATTACATTATTCATTGAACCAGACCAATCAAGTATGAATACTAATCCATGATTCTTACCATCAGGAACAATAGTAACTTTTTTAAATACATCTTCGCTGAATTTATAGTTAATAAGTTTAGTAGTATCAAGAACACCAGTACGACTTGTAGTAGCACGAGCATATGCACCTGCAGACTTTTTACACTCAAACTCTTTGACAAGATAGTTTACTTCTTTCTGTGCAGATTTCTTGAATGCATAGAAGTCTTTATCTAATTCTTCAAATGGGTCATAGGACTCTGGTATTCTCTCAGGATTACAAAGTGAAATAAAGTAGTTTGGATTATCTTTGAACTGACTTTGTACTCTTGTATTTAAATTAGTCCAATGCTCTTCAAATTGCTTATGAACTTTCTCGTTAGAAATTACAACTTGATTGATATCTACTTTTGGTAATTCAATGTAATGACTCTCACGACTACCTCTATTGAT